AAAGACAACTGATGATAGAATAGTTGTAAGTACTTGGCAATCAATATACAATATGGATCCAAACTACTTTGATCAGTTTGATGTTGTTATTGGTGATGAAGCTCATTTATATAAAGCAAAAAGTTTAACTAAGATAATGGAGAAGTTAAAGAATACAAAATATAGATTTGGATTTACTGGAACATTAGATGGATCACATACACATAAGTTAGTATTAGAAGGTTTGTTTGGTCCTGTATACCAACCTGTAACAACTAAGAAGTTAATAGATGATAAACATTTAGCAGACTTCTTAATTAAATGTATTACATTAAAGTATCCAGAACAAATATGTAAACAAGCAAAAGATTTTAAATACCAAGACGAGATAGATTTTATTACTAAATTTGAACCACGAAATAAATTTATAGGTAAACTATCAATTGCTCAAGAGGGCAACACATTAGTATTGTTTCATCTTATAGATCACGGCAAAACAATACATGATTTAATTTTAACAAACAAGGATAAAGATAGGAAACTATTTTTTGTATATGGAGGAACTGATGCCGAAACTAGAGAACAAATTAGAGCAATCGCAGAGAC